TTTACGTCAGCGATGGTTATATTGCCGGAATCCTTTGAGAACTGTATATACAGGCGATTACTTACCGTCAATTTATAGACGCCCTTGCCTTTAAGCGAATTGGAAGCATGGACAACAGAACCGCTAGAAGCAAATTCTTTGACGAATAAGTTATATGTTGACGGAATATCGTAAGATATATACTTAGCCCCGTGAACAGATACAGGATTACCGCCGTTACTCACTCGAATGTTCACAACGCCCGAACTTGCATCGAGACTTCCATCGGAGTCTTTAACTGCGCCCTGCGACAAAGTAAATTCCGAAAACGCTGCGTTAATTCCTACCAGATTTTTTCGAGCAAACAAAGCATCTGAATTTGTTGCATACACATTCGCAGGAACCCACGCACCGTAGTGGTCAACATTGAAAGTGTAAGTCTTGCCCTCGTACACCACGATCTCGCCAGCCTTGTATGGGTTCTCGCTGGTGCGGGTCGGGTCGAACTCCGGCGCGATGCTGTGCGCCACGTTCTGCGCGTAGGTGGTGAGTGCCGTGACGTTGCCGTTCGTCGTTTCGAGTGTGCTTTGCTTTGCAAGCAAGTTCGCTGGCAACGATTTCGGGCCGGTGGCGGTCATTATCGGTACCTTCGAACCGACGACCAGATCCGCTTCGGTTGCGGCGGTGTTGTTGGCAGAATCTTTAACAACGTTGTTTGCAACATCTTGATGATACATGAAGAAAGACGTTGAGCCGTCGCCATAAAAGCCATCGCCCTCGCGAAATTCCGTAAGTTTCGGAATCACGTCTTTTGCTCTTATTTCTTCGTCTGTAGCCATGATAAATTCTCCTTAGTTTTTAGAAATGATTCCTTCGATATCAAACGAATAAATACTGGGTTCGCCGCCTGTAAATTCAATAGCAAAGTAATAGTCGTCAGCAAAAGTCGTTGAAGACTGCATTTTATTCATATAACGTAATTCATTTATACTCGAATAAGACAAGCTAACAGTATTTATCGTAGCAATTGCATTGGCTTCGCCTGTTTTGCGCAAAGTAAATACGGCGTTTCCAGTTCCATCCGTGGAAGTAATTCTCAAATAAAAACTTTCGTCAATAAAAAATCCTGGTCCAAGAGTGAAAAAATCGCTTATTCGATAAAAGCCGGTTGAAACTGTTGCTTTAACAGCCTGACTTTCGACAAGCTGCTTTGCAATCGCATTTTTCGAGATCGCATCAATAGCGGTTACAAGTTGGACAAATGAATTTTTATTTAGCGACGCCCCGGAAGACGTAATCACGTTACAGATTTCGTCCTGAACGGCATTAAGCCAATCGGCATCAACAACGGTGCCTTCGACGCCCAACGTCGGATTTTTATCGACAAAGTTTCCATCGACAGCCGTCGATGTATCAATCCTATGCATTATTCACCTCCGCGTCATAATCAGCCCAGCCGTTTACAGCGATATTTCCAACAATCGTTAAACTTTCAGAACACTTTACTTTTATTTTGTACGTTTTTAAACTATCATCGACATTTTTTAAACAAATTCTTCTACGTCCTAAGAATCCGCTTTCATTTACATCAACATAAAAAAGGACTCTTTTAAAAATCGCTGAATCATCCGCACGTTCGATTCTAACATCAAGCGTTCCAGACGCTCCAACAGCCGTCGCAACAGTCACGGTCGCCGTAAAATCAATAAAACCTCCAGTCGGTACATCAAACTCGTCAACAACGGAACCCGTAGAATCAACTCCAGGAGCATTCCCGGAAATAGTTTGTTTTTGCAAATCTTTTTCAAGATTTTTATTTAATGCAGCCAGCACCTGCGAATTATCATTTTTGTCAAGCGCAATCCCGGAGTTTGTAATGTAGTTGCAAATTTCGCTTTGCAGCGCATTCAGCCAAAGCGCGGGAACAAGCGTTCCTTTGCGCCCCGTCCTGTAATCACCATCGGAAAAATGCCCGTCAACACTGTATAAAGAATCTATCTTGTACATAATCACTCCGGGTACGTGTAGGCAATAAGTCTTTCGCCGTTGGAAGTCACAATCGCCGCACCGCTGCTCGTCACTATGACCATATTTCGCGGCGTCAGATACGAATAGATCATCTTTATATGCGCCTGTTTAATTCGTTCAAAAACAGATTCTACGCTATAATTCGAGAAGTCAAGCAGCAAGTCACCAGCCGTCGAAGCGCCCGCCCTGAAATATTCGTAAGCCAGCAGCGGAACTCGAAAACGGATCATCATGTAAAAATTCGGGTCATCGTCACCGAAATCAACACCTTCAAACTTTTCCGGGTTGTACAGATATTCGAAAATATCCGCATCAACTTTCATCAAAGACAAAATTCGCTTGTAGAAATTTATCGAGCAGCCGCCAAATGCAAAGCCCGTGCGGTAAATTTCACGTCTGCGTTCGTCGCTATTGGCCGTAACGACGCCGATTTCAGGAAGACCCAGCTCACGTTCCCACTCGTCAAAATTGTCCGTATGGAGCGGATTTAAAGCTTTTAAAACAGCAACGCAAAAGCCCCAAAGATACAGCAAAGCCGCCGCAATCGCGGCGACAATCTTTTTCAAAACCGTGCCATCCGAAAAATCGAAAAGAACACCCTTCGGGAAAAGACCTTCGATAAAATCTTCAAAATCATCTTGTCCGTAATCGCGCACAAAGTTGTAAACAGGCACATCGGCCGGGCTTCCGATTTTGACATTTCCAAGATTAACGGAAAATCCGGAGCCATCAACGACGCTGCACTGAAAATCTCCAGCAACATCAGGAACTACAACCGTCAAGCGGTCATGAGTAAAGGACTCCACGACAGCGACTACATCGCCAAACTTGACAAAGCATCCAGAATCGAAAAAACCGCCAAACACGGTAAAAGTCAAGCCCGAACAAACTACTTTCGACGATGTAGATTCAACATAAATCATGTCAAGTTCTCGAACGAAACAGTAGAATCCAAAGAATAAACATTCACGACTTCGCCGTTGATCGTCACGTCGTCACCGACCGCCGTATAAGTCTTGTCAAGTGTGTAATCATCTGCTATATAAACGTTGTTTACAATCAAAGAAACAATATTGCAGTTATCGACGCCGCCAAAATCCACAATCCTTTTGCGGATGCTTTCGCGGCTGAAACTTTGTCCAGGGCCAATCATGCTAAAGTAAGACTTGAGCGCACTCACGACAGAATCTTTGTAAAAGTCATTGACAACCGGAATCGCAACCGTTATCAAGACAGTCAACGGCGTGACGGTCCCGACAAGCGGTTTTGACGTTGCCGGACGTCTATCATTCGATGTAATGTAATCGCTAATTTCACCGACGATCGTAGAATTTAACGCAATCGACGGTGTTCTAAAATCCATCACATAGACAGATGTATTGTTCGTAAACGGCCAATTCGGGACAACGAAACACGCCGAAACTTCGCTAAACGACATCGCCCAAAGCCAGTAATCGGCAACGGAACCGCCCATCGGTTGATTCTTAGCGCGGACCTTGAGCCTGGAGCGGTATTCTTCAACGGACTCGCCCCATTGACGCACAACGCCGTCAACGGTCACGTCAACGGCAGAACCGCCGTAAAGACCTTCTGAATTAACCGCAATTTCAAAGTCACCCGGAGCTGCATCGCGAAACGCGAGAACCGTTTCGGCAGGCAAATTGAAAGATGCACCGAAGCCAAGCGAATAAACTTGAGCCGTCGCCGTCGTTTGGCCTGCCGGTATTGTCGCGGCTGTTAAAAGCTGGTATTCATTGCCTGTCATTTCGTCTATAAGTACCGTTCCAGCCGGAACGGAAGTTTCACCGACTCCAGTGAAAACAACAACGCCACGCGCGCGGCTTGCGGGCTTTGGCGGCATCCCGTAAACGTCACCCTTGCGGACAAGCCCGTCAACGTTTGCAGACGAAATAAAACTGTTTTTCCACAGAGCAGAAACTAACAAGATAACAAGATAAATCGCACCGGCGACAACCTTTGAAAAGACCTTGAGAACCATCGCGCGCAAAACGCCAGACGTGCCGTAAAAAGCTTCGCTGAATCCATTTTCAACGGTACTGTTTACTTCGGACAAAGTAGGAATCTTGAAAGCCATTAGATACTAGCCTCCCAGTTTATCTGCCAACGGAATTCTTCTTTTTTCGAATCCGGACGGATAACAGAAATTTTCATCAAAAGAATAAATCCATCAATTACAGCTTCGACAATAACATCTTTTGCGACGCCGTCATCAATCATCCACTTTAAAGCCTTTTTAGCTTCGGATACGGCATTTACGGCCGTCGGTTCGCTTAACTTATTCTTAAAAAGTTTCCAGAGCTGCGAACCGATTTCAACATCCTCAAGGCTATTGCCCCACCAGCCGCCAATATCGGGCAAAAGGCTTGCCGCATCGCGAATTGACGTATCACGCGACCAGCACACAATCGAAAGCAAAACAGCGTTTTCAAGCGTATCCGTAAGCACCAAATCGCCACGGCTATAATCAAGGTCGTAGCGTCCGTTTTGCGTCTTTTTCAGTGCCAAATCGCTCATGTTTTTAAATATACATTTTTTTATGAAAAAGTGTCAAAAATTGACATTAAAATTACGAACCGGGAACAGGCTCAGTTGTCGCACTCCCTGAAACCGGGTGCGAATGCGTTGACAGATGAATAGCCGTTGTGTCCGTGTAGGTCTCGCCCGCCTTTATTACGCGCGCGGCGACCTCGCCAACGGCCAAAACATCACCCTCCGAAACAAGCCCATTCTTAGCGATTACGCGGCCGTTAAAAAGAATATCTTTTCCGGACGCCGGGAATACATCGACATTTCCGTTTTTGTCCAGAACAACTTTCTGGCCAAATTCGCTGAACAACGCAACCTCGCCGGATTCCAGCGCTGGGATGCCTCCAGCTTCGCCCTGCGAAGCCACCAGAACGCAATCATCGCGCGCACCGCCAACGAATAGCGCCACACCATGCGCCCCGCTTTTAGGTACGCTTGCGAAGCCGTAATGCTGCATCAGGCGAACGCCCGAATGACGCTCGTTTCCCAGCACGACAAAATCAACGCTAACGCCGTCCGACGATTTCGAAGCAGCTTCGATAACGCATTTGCCGACAAGCAAGCGCAAAGACCTTCTCAAACTTTCCAACAACCTAATCACCGCAATTTACTCCCCGTCTGCGCCCTAATACTGGCCCAAACATCCCTTTTAGCCTTTGTCGCCCTCACGCTTTTCTTTGCGACAGGGAACCCCGGCGCTGGAGAATAACACGACGGATCAACGAGAGACAACGCCGTTGTCAATCCCGAACTAACATCGAAACGCATATCAACACGATTCACAAGATATTCACCGGGTTCGCCGATTATCGCGGGCAAATCCACGCGCACAATCAGACCAGGCGACCACAGCGCGCCACCGTCATTTTGACGCCATCCGGAAACGTTCACGGTCAACGCATTCGCCACCGCTTGACGATGCTTGGCCTCCCACATTGCGCGGTCCTCACAGCATTCTTTAGTCGCCCAGCGTTCGTCAACCATCACCCAGCGACGTTTACGCACAGATTCATCATCGATAACTTCGGCAAACGTCTTTCCCTCAAAATCGCTCGCAGCGACCACGCGGTAAACCTTGTAACGATTCTTTGTGCTAAAATTCCCGGACGCCGAAAGAACGTTCACGCCCTGCACGATATCGGTGGACGCCGCACGGTAACGCCCGCCATCAATGCGAACGCGACCGCTGCCATCAGTAACAGGGATACAACGGCGAAGCCTGCAAGCGTCCATCATCACTTCGTGTGCGCTTTTTCCAGGATCGCCCGAAAACTTTTCAAGCGGTGCGCCAACGTCAGCACCAGCCGCGCCGTCAAACGCAACGCCAAATTCTGCACAAATTATTCTTGCAATTTCATCAACTTTTTTATTTTCAAAATTCACAGTTTCAGGCGGACAATCGACAATATCTTTTACTATTTCACGCCCAGCAACGCCAAACGAGCAGCCCGAAGCGCTGAACGACGGACGGCATTCGTCGTTAAATCCGCGCACAACCAAATCGTCATTTTCGAAAATTTCAATTTTATCTTCCGGGAACGTCGGGAGCCACGCGCCTTTTTCCGGAACAGCTTGCAAAGAATACGTCGCGCAAAACTGGTCGAGCGCTTTTGTAACGTTGACCGAAGAAAACCCGCGCATTTGCGCTCCATTGCACATTACAGCAATCATTTGCTTAGGACCTTAACTTTACCCGGCAAAATAAACAATCCCTGAACAAGCCCGTTACGGTCGAGAATCTCTTCCGCGCGGTCCACAGATCCGTAAACATCATAACAAACTTGTAAAACGTTGTTTGAATACGTAATATCCTTTTCAAGAACGACCGCGATATTTTCCATAGTCGAACGTAGATAACCAAGCGAAGCCGATTCCAGGTTACTAATCGACATATAGTCATCCACGTCGTTTGTCTGTTCAAGCAGCCATTCAAAAGTTTCAGAAACTTTCTTTTGCATCGCGACGGCATCGTCCACGCTTGAAAATTTCGCATCCAAAAGCGAAGAAGCCACCATCGAAGCGGCCAAATTCTTGAACGTCGCCGCAATCCTACCCGCCGGATTTTCGCCATTATCAAGATCGCGGACGCGCTCAAGCATATCCAGGTATTCTTCAACGTCGTTTTCGTCGTTGTCAACTCCGAACATTTCTTTTGTCGCGGTAACGATATTTTCAAGACGCGCCACAAAGTCAGCCGGTGCCATCATTATAGTTGCCGCATTTGACTTCATTGCGCCAACGGCGGCCACAAAATCATTCACCGTCGCCAACACCTGACGAGCCGAAAGAACCGCGTCCATAGCCTTTTGCGTAAACTCAACAGCCAAATCAACGACGCCTTTTCCTTTGCCTGTAATCGTAAAATTGTCCGAAAACTTGTCCGCAGAATTTTTTTGAAATTCGCTTGCGGCCGCCTTTGTAACGCCAGCCAAATTACGCTGGACCTGGCGACCATCCGCAGCGCTCACCGGCCTAAATTCAACCTGTAGCGTGCAATAGTTTACACCAGATTTTCCACCGGAAACAGTCAAAGAAACGCATTCAGCCTGGAACCGCCCGAAAAACGGATGCACAAGCTCCCCAGCCCCCTCTTCATTACAAGCAGCAATCAAGTTGTCGCGCGCTTGTTTGCACTCGTCACCGACAAGATAAATGTTAATCGGATGCGTCGGAATTTTCCCGCCCAAATCTTGATTTATGTAGTTCGAAGAAAACGGAACCGGGTTCGAAACGATATTGCGACCGCCACCCTGCATCTCGTAGTCATCGACAAAGAACGGCACTCCCTTGAAAGAGCCGCCAACAACGTTCACCGTCACGCCGTCAACAGTAATATCTACACGCTCAAGCTCGTCAATCGCAGCCATTAAGAACCTCCGAAGGCATAGCCAGCAGAATAGTCAATATTGCCATAATCGAAATTTGCAGACGGAGTAATCTTTGTGCCACGCGGGACCCCTCGAAAATCAACCGTCAAGCTGCTAGACGTTGACGCCTGTCCACCGGTCAACACGACGGCGTTTTCTTCGCCAACAGGAATACTTTGTGCATCATAAGCACCGTAAGAACCGACATCGAATCTTTGAGACCGCCACCAGTCACCAGCACCGCCCGCAATCTTTTCGCCAATTATAGGGAGTTTCGCAACACCGTCTGCAATCACGGCGAAAGCATCGATAAAGTAATTTGCAAAAACTTTCACGCCGTTAATGAACGCCGGGAAAACATCATCGACTACAAAACTTTTCAACATCGCCCAATTATCGATAACACTTTTAATTGCGGATCCCCAAGCGACAACACCTGTAACGACAAGACCGACCACGCCCACAATAGGAGCCGCAGCCGCAACAGCCGCGCCGAAAGCGGGTCCAATCGTCGCCACGGCCGCACCAACAGCGCCAACGGCCGTTAAAATAGTCCCGCCAATAAGAGCGCCCGCCGCCGTCAAAATCGGCACCCACGGCCCCGTAAAATCGACAATGGAGCCGACACAAGAAGCGACCGCCGAAACACCCGTCAAGATAACTGGCAACGCCGAAGTCACATCGTCGATGACTTTAGGCAACTTGTCCGAAAGCTTGTTTACAATGGAATCAATTTTAGGACGATTTTTGTCGATAAACGAAGCGACCCCGTCGAACATCTTTGTAAATGCCGGGACAAGCGCAAAGAAAAGATCCTTGCGAATGCCACCGATATATTCGCGCATCGTCTGCAACTTATCATTGAACGCTTCGGCCGCTCCAGCCTGGGCCAACGTATAGCCCGCATTTGTGCGCTCGTAAAGCGCAACAGCTTCGGCAATACCCTTGGAGCCATCTTTCAGCAGCGACGACATTTGGATGCTGCTTCGGCCAAACAGCTCTTGAGAAACGCGGTTGCGGTCCTGTGAATTTGTCAGCTTCGAATAAGCATCCGCAACGTCCATCAACAAATCAGTCTGCGAACGAATGGAGCCGTCAGCGTTTCTTGTCGCAACGCCAAGAGCGTTGAAAAGCTCGATTTGCGTCTTCTCGCCAGCCGCAGCCTTGCCCGTATTCACCGAGAATTTTTGCAAAGCTGCATCGACGTGTTCAAGGCTCATGCCAGCGTGCATACCAGCGGAGCGCAAAGCCTGCAATTCGCCGACCTGCATCCCCATCAGCGCCGAAGTCTTACCGATAGCGTCAGCGGCGGCCGCTTGTGAAGCAGCAAGCCCGTACACCGCAGAAACAGCACCCTCGACCGTTTCCGCGACGGCGCTGAACATATTTTTAACGGCACCAGCCGCAACGACCACAGACTGAAACGCAACGCCCTTCTGAATAGACGAAATCTTTGCAGACAACTTGTCAACGGCAGAAGTAGCTCCATCTACACCGCTAACGACAGATTTAACGTCGTGATTTACAGCCCCGACGCCCTTAGTCGCAAACGATAGAACAGTATTAATTTTCGGTGATGCCATAAATTAGCGCCCATCAATGCAGATAACTTTAGAACAAACAACATTTTTAACACTCGACGGACTAACCCAGCGGTCGAAATAACCACAGAATCCGCTCAATACAAACGAAATAACAGACGCCTTAAATCGCGAAACACCAGCGTTTAAAAGAATCCCTTTGAAAATAGAATCGCATTCCGGGAGCGAAAGAATAAAATCTTTTTGCAGACAACCTTTTACATCATACAAGAAGCAAAAAGCGAAACCGGCGAAATTATAAAGCTCGTTTTTCTTGTCGATTTTCTTGAACCACTTCTGCAAAAATTTCGGAACGTTCAAGCCGTCATTTTCATAACCCTTTTTGAACAAAAGTTCAAACGCATAACAGCGTTTATCACGCTCGATTTCCATGCACAAAGAAACATCGTCCATAAGGCGAACGCATCCAGCCTTCGAGAAATACCACGAAAGCGCGCCGTTCAAAAAAGATTTTTTCACCTTGACAGACATCTATTTCCTTTTTGGCATAGTCCACTTCATGAAAGCAATAGCACGGTCATACCAGAATTTCAATTCATATAAAGTCATTCTGCGCAAATCTTGCACGCTAAAATGGAAAACACCAGCAACAACGCCTAAACGGTGGTTTAGGAATTTCCCTTCGCCGCGCCGGTATTCTGCAAGAAAAAATCAGTAGAAATCTTGAGAATCTCGACGTAATCAGGAACAGACATTTTTTTAACAAGCGGCTCGCCCAAGTCGATAGACAAAGAAACTTGTCTGCAATTTCGATCACCATCACCAGCCCCGGCGTTCTGGCATTCGATATAGTCACCGGCATTATACTTCTCTTTAATCGTGACTTCATCGATTACCTTGTCACCAATATCAATCGGTTCTTTTAATTTGTACTGCATTTCTAACTCCTATTTTAAATGCAAAATCAAGCTACTCATAAATATAAATAAAACTGTCATTTTTTGACATAAAAATTTTATAAAATTAAAT